TCCAACGCACAGCTACAAGATTTTTATAAAGATGATACACATCCTCATATACAATAGGTAATAACACGAAACGATTAGGGTTAGGGGTCAAAAGAGGGTCGGGCATTCAGTCTAACCCAAACAAATATTTTATTAGATTTGGGGGGATGGCATACCGTTGCTCTAATCGCTTACCCCTTACCGCCCAGTATTCTGGTGAGTGCTTATGATTGCCTATTGCTTTGTTGTGGTATTTGCCCGTCATATGGGGGCATTTGCCTCTACCCAGACAAAGGCTTGATTCAATTTCAGAAGAAGTCCAAATGCGTGTTCGCTTCTTGTAGCCCCAGTTACTGAATCGGCAATAATCAACATCAATAAAGGGAATGAACTCCATAAACTCACGGTCTTTTAATGTCCCGGTTTGAGGATTCTCAATGAAGAATTTATCTGGATTGAAATATTCAATTATTTCAATTGCCTTCTGAACCATTGAATCGCTGTGGGGTAGATTGGGTGTTTTTTCTGGTCTGGCAAAGTTCAATCGGCTATACTCTTGGCACGGCGGAGAAGCCCACACGACATCAAAGTGACCCGGCGGATATATCTTATAATCCCAAAGCAAGATATCAATACAAATAGTTGGATTGAATTTGCTTTCAATATCAACGCTAATTACTTCCTCAAAATGTGCCCCTACGGCTTTGGCGACTGACTTCGTTCCACAAAATAGCTCCAGCAATCGCATCTGATTAATACCCGGAAAAAAGTTCTAAAATAATAATGTTTGTGTAGAATATAATAATGTCTCTCCCCGCTTCAATGAAGGTGAGCGAATTTATGCTTCAGCTCCAGAAGAAACTCGTTGAGGAGAAGAAGGGCAAAATCGGCGAATCAACGGCATCTGCCTACATCAAATCCCTATACCTTCTTAATGGTAAGGTAGCATTCAAAAACCTCTCATTCCTAAAGAAGACGGCAGACATTGATGCCAAGATAGCTCCATATGCTGAGAACACCCAGAAGGCATTATATTCAACCATTACAAGCGTCCTCAGCCTTGTCAAAGACCAAGCTGGTTACAAGAAGGTATATCAGCACTATTACGATAAGATGATGGGAAAAGCAGTAGAAATGAAAGAGGCTGGTGCTGAGAGTAGCACAAAGACTGAGAAGCAGAAGGACAATTGGGCTGAGTGGAAGGATGTTGAGGCAGTTCATAAGCATCTTGTTGAAGAGGTAGAAAAGTTTAGCAGTAATAAAAACATTACTCCCGAGCAGTTCAATGCCCTTCTAAATTTAGTTGTATTAAGTCTATACACGGAAATCCAGCCACGCCGTAACCAAGACTATCTGGATATGATGGTAGTCAAAGCCACCAAGGCAACTGGCGATTTACCCAAGGATTCTAATTACCTTATGGTTGAGAAGAATACACCCAAGGCATTTGTATTCAATAAGTATAAGACGGCTAAGAAATACGGTCAGCAGACGATGGAGCTCACGCCGGGGCTGGTATCAGTGCTGTCAGTATATCTTAAATTTCACCCTCTTGCTCGGGGCAATAAGTCCAGAGCAACAATGTATAAATTTCTGGTGTTAGCTGACGGAACGCCCTTAACGGCGACAAACGCTATTACACGCATTCTCAATCGTATATTCGGCAAGAAGATTGGTAGTTCAATGTTACGCCATATCTTTCTTTCCAGTAAATACGATATCAATGAGATGGAGAAGGATGCCAACGCAATGGGGCATTCCGTAGAGGAACAACAGAAGTATTTGAGAGGAAGTGGCGGAATGGAAGCAGAATGCTAATTGCCAGTAAAGGGATTCATATCCTTAGAGCCACAAATATAGAACCATAGACGACCAACCTTCCTCTGTATCTTCCAGAGAAAATCTCTATGGACTAACGCATAGGCATTCTTAGTCTCACCGGACGCAGAATTGTGAGCTACTTTTAGCTCCTCACACTTCTTCGCCCAAATCAGCACCTCACGCATTAGCTCCTTCATCTTGTCAATATCTAAGTCATTGACATCACCCACACCATCCAGCCCATTCAGATTAAAGTTGTAATCAGAATCAACACCCTCAACCTCGCAGAAATCCACATTCTCAGTCTTGACTGGGGCTACGGAATCGCTCATTTATAAATCTACCGGAGATTAAAAAATGGGAGATTTTTACGCATCAATTGAAGATAACTACCGTTGGTTCATATACTATTCTAAAGCGTGGCTCTTCTGGCTTTTCCTTACGCTTTCGTGGCTTCTTCTCCTTTACTGGCTTCTCCTTTGTAATCTTGGGTAAGGGTGGCGATTGTTCCATCTATAGAAGCCGGGACAAAGATATTCTGGCAATTATCCGCATCTAATGCCTTTTGAATTCTAATCTCCAATACCGTCTTCTGCTTTGGCATTGCCTCCAGTGTTCTAATGTCTGACGGCGTGAATACGGCATAGGTGTTATTAAGAAGGCAATGGTTCTTAATGAATTGCTTGAATGAATCACATACGGTCTCATCATTGAGCCACGCATTGAGTTGCTTCAGAATCTTATTGGCTTTCCAAGTGTGATACTTGGCACGGTTCTTCTCCCTTACCTTTGGCAAGTCCTCTGGGTGTTGTGCCAGATGTTGCCTTAGCTCCACACGCTTTTCTGCCTCACGCTCACGCATTCTGGCACAAATCGTTTCCTTGTTCGCTTCATAATACTTCTTGTATGATGGCTTCATTTGCTTATAATAGTCTAAGAGATTTTAAACCATTCAATTTTTGAACCGAGTCCTTGGAAAAGTTAATGGTTTTTATTTTTATTGGCAACTCTTCTGGCTTTTTATTTTGAAGCTATGCGTAATGGGGAAGAATAGAAGGCGTTGAAGTCAATAGACCTACTTGTATCATAAGGCGATGAATGAAATTACGGCGAAAGCACCCAAACATATTGATAATATACGGTAAATAACCTTAAACCAATCAATTTTACAAGAAAACATATGAATAATCGGTAATAATCTCGCTTATATGGGCTTATACCAGTAAAAAAAATATTTTTTTTACTTGATATTCTGATTTAATACTGATATTTACTTGATATATGACTTATTTACCGATAATTCATATAATAACTGGTAATAATCTACACAATAGCCGGGATTACTGCCATTGGCTTGGGTAGGATATGGATGTAATACATCCCAGAGGACGATTCCGTGCCATCCTTCTTAGTAAAGGCATTGCCCCATCGCTTGGTCTCTACACCCAAGTCTTGGAGATAGCTCTTGAACTTAGAAGCATCACACTCGTGGGTCGTGCCAGTCTCAGCCATAAACTGGCGACGCAGTGCCTCGCAACTTACTGATGACTCCTTGACATCAGCCGTGGCATCACGGATGTAGTTCTCATTGAACCAAGAGAACACGGGATTGTTGCCAATCATATACTCACTGGTCTGCCCCTCAACCTCCTCTGGCTTTACAATGGCATCCCCAATGGAAAGGTAATACTCCATTAGCATAATGATGAACTCATTACGCCAAGCCTCAGAATTAACCTTGTCCTCTAAGGTGTTATCCTTCAGACGGTGATGGGGCTCGGTCATCTCATTAGCCTCCTTGAATACTAATGGGAATGGCACAATCTCCATACGACGCTTGATACCACCATCAATGGCAGATAGCTTGGGGACGGTGTTACACATTAGGAACAAGCCGAACTGGGGCGTATAGACAACGCTATACTTGCCAAAGAGCACCCGTGCCGTGATTACATCACCGCCCGTGTATTCCTTGATACAACCAACTTGGAGACGGTCTGATGCCTCTGGCTCAGCTGGGATAATCAGCCTTGCCCCCTTTGCCCGTGCTACACTGGGATTGGGTGCGTCCTTCTTGTCGCTCTTCTTCGTCAGCACCTCATTGGGGAAGTGGTGATAGTAGTTACCGAACGCCTTCATAATAAGCTTGGTGAATAGGGACTTGCCATTGCCACCCCTACCAGTCCAAACATAGAACTTGTGTTGCTTCTTGTGCCCGTGTAGGTGCTGGGCGATAGTCTTCATCACGAAATCCACCATCTTCTGATTCTCCCAGATGGAGAATAAGAACTTCTTAATCTCAGCCCTTACCTCCTCATTGGGCTCTGGGGCTTTGTATTCGGCATTACGGCAAATGTAGTCATTGGGCTCAATATCCCTTACTACATCGGCATCCAAATCCACGACCTTATCGCTGAAGGCAAATAGATGACGGCTCTCATCCATCTTCTTGCCGAGCTCAGCGTCATTGTAATTACCGGGTAAGAAGTCAATCACACCCTTACAAAACCCAGCCATACCAATCGTCGTGGCGAACTTCTTGATGAGGCAGAGACGCTCCTTAGTCTCATCATCCTTCTTGGTGATGTCAATGGTGGCATTGTAGGCGTTTGCCTCCTTCTTCATCGTCGCCCAGATGTCAGAAAGCAGACCAGAAGGTGAGCCATCGTAGTGCTTCCAGATGTTGTTAGGCATTAGCTGATACCAGCCAAACTCCTCGTGATACTTGTAAGCATCGGGCTTGAGCTGGTAGAAGTATTGAGCCACATCAGCGTGGCTGAATCCAGCCTTCAGCATTCGCCAGAAGTCGCAACGCATACTAAGAAGCTCCCCATACTTCACTGGGTTGTCTTGGCGTAGCCAATACCAGAGAGTGCCTTGGGTAATGGGCTTCTTGCCACTGGGAGCATCCTTGAAGGAAGCCCACATCTTGCGACACTCAGCCTCAGCCGTAGTGGCATAACGGGCTGAACGCTTACTGAACTCAATCCAAATCTCAATCGGCACACGGTCGTGATAGAGAGCCAGTCCAGCATTACGCCAAGAGTCGTAATTGTCAGCACGGGATGCCTTGACATTCATTAGGCACTCACGGATTGCCTTGTCGTCAGAATCGTCACGCTCCTCACTGGCTACTGACGGGTCAGCAGTAGGAGGGGCAGAGATGGTATTGCGTGGGCTGGTCTCCTCAACCTCAACCTCAATCTCCTCTGGGAGTGCCACTGAGCCCTCCTTGATGACGGTAATTAGGAAATCCTCTGGCTCAATCTCCAGACCCACGATACGGAGAGGGCGATTCTCGTGGAACATTGAGTTCCAGTGCTCCTTACCAGCCTTAGTGTAATAAGACTTGGATGAGCCAATCATACGCATCTTGCGATTGCCCTTATAGACGCTCACATCAATGTCTAAGTAAGGGAAGACTGACTTGTCAATCTTGTCGCTGAGGTCGCAATTAGATACGAATAGCTCAACGGCAGACTTGATGGCTGGGAAGACCTCATCAATGACATACTTCTGAATAGCCTTCTTAGAGCCGTGCTTATCCATAAAGTGAATACGGTAGGAGAGCTTATTGACGATGCGACGCTCAGCATCGCCGACCGACTTCATCTTGTATAGCTCTTGCTGGTAAGAGGATGACTCAGCCACCACCACATTGAATGGCAGACCGATGAGAGCATCGCAAATGGCTTGGTGAGTAATGCCAAAGGTCTCAGCATCCATATCACCAGCCTCACCATCCAAATCCACATAGACCATATTGGAATCCGGGTTGGTGACTTCGTAGCTATCCAAGTGCGTCTCAGCGTGTTGGAGTGCCTCAGCTACTGAATCAAAGCGAATCGCAGTCTTGTCCGTTGATTGGAGTCCGTTGCTAATCGCAATCATCGTCTTCTGATTAATGCCGGAGGTATTATTCTCAATGGAAGAACGCATCTTTTTTAACCTTTCATCCGGGGAGAAAGTGGAATCAATTTTTGACCCATCCGCCTTGAAAGTTTTTTTAGTAGTAGTCTTATTAGAACTCATCTGAATGCTTATATAATAGGTTAAAATTCCATTCAATTTTTGACCCAACTTTTTTTTTTTGGGGCAACTTTTTTTTTTGAACTTACTTTTTTATTTTGAAATCATCGTGCTGTGCTATATTTCTATATATTTTATAATAGCTCGTTATTCAATTTCTTGTGAAGGTTGTGAAGCCTTTTCCGCCGACTTTTGATTCTGGGAAATTGAATGAGGCTCTTAGGGAAGGTTGGCGAAAAAGCCTTCACAACCTTCACAAGATTTTATTCTAATCTTTGTATTAGAATGGAAGCAAATTACTTGGCATCAGCTGGTGTTGGTTCTTCTACAATAGCCGTATTGTTTTTTGCTTATAAATTGTTTAAGAAATTTAACGGGCACAAATTAGTATCTAATTGTTGCGGGAAGAAGACGGAGGTGGGTTTTGCTGTTGAAGAGATGTCTCCGAGTCATTCAGAAGAAAAGAAAAATCCTCCAGCTGAGGCAAGTGGCGTTGGTGAATTAAAAGAAACTCTTTCCGTAAAGATTCCAGCATCGCCAAAAAGTCCGAAGGGGCAAGAAATTTAATACAAGCATTATAAGCATCCTTCCCCGCACACTGGGGTGGCAGTGATTTGCTACGCATATAATTCTCCAGCCATCGCTCTATCCATTGTAGCTCGTGGGGAACGCATTTGACTTCAACAAAATCCTTACCTACTTTAGAGGATAGTAATGGCTTATTCATTTTCTAACTATAGTATAGATTAAAATGAATATTGGAATGGGTGAATTAAAAGACTATCCGCTATCTGACGCAGACATTAGGAAAATATTAGGGAATGATATTAAGATTATCACATACCCAGAATTGAATAAAATCAAAGACATTCAGCAGATATTTGATAGTAAGGGGCGTTGTATTCTTTTGTATCTAACTCAAAGCGAAACTGCGGGACATTGGACTTGCCTTCTGAATAAACCAGATGGGATTCATTACTTTGACCCCTACGGAGACGCACCAGAAAAGGCAAAAAGGGGAGCTGACCCTTCATTGTTAGAAAAAACAGACCAAGAAGAGCCCCGTCTATTACAACTAATGAAAGCAAGTGGAAAACCAGTTTATTACAATACGCACGATTACCAGCAAGACAATCCAAGTGTAAATACTTGTGGGCGTTGGTGTTGTGTCCGGTGCTTGTATGCGTCTTATGATGATAATGAATTTTATAAGGCAGTAAAGAGTAGTGGTATGAGCGGAGATAACTTTGTATCCGCACTTACAGCTAACTGGATTAAGAAATAATGTCATAAAAAATCTGTTGGTAATATATAGAAGATGTTTTCGTCAAGCATTCAGTCAAACGGCGATAATCAAGATGCTCCCGATTATGTGTATTACAATGCGGATATTATTAACAATACGACGCAGAATACATTCTTGGGTCAAGCTATCAAAGACCCTCAGATTCGTTTCAACGAAACCCGTGATACTGCCATTATAAGAAACGCCGCCGATTATTACTTTTCAATCATTCGCTTTACAATGGACGGAGCAAACAGAGATTTACCTTTGTTTATTCCCAATATTGCTGAAGGCACGGGACAAGCAAATGTGAATCTAACGACATACGCTATGGCAGTAACAGCCCAGCAGAGTATGAATGTGGCTGGAGCTGGTAATGTTCCAATTATTGGTAAGCCAGTTCCCCGCTTTATTCAGTATGTTCCCGAAACCCAGAATGCTATTTCAGCTCCAGTTCCTCGTAGTATTTCAGCTAATGACTTTATGGGTCAGTGGAGTGCTGGAACGCAGTATTTACTGGGGCAGATTGTGTCAATGAATCCTCCAGATATATATGGTGCTTTTACTGAACCCTTCTACCAAGTAACACCCCAGCAACAGTGGTCGCCCCAAGCTACATACCAGCCGGGTCAAGTAGTTCAATTCAGTAGCACATTATTTCAGTGTATTGCCACCGTATCTGGTTCTACACCGGCTGTTGGTGCGAACTGGATTCTTGCCCCTCCAGTGGGAACAAGTCCAGTTGGGTCACCGCTCTGGGTTCGTGTGGGGAATGACTTAGGAAATTCCCAAGACCTTACAAGCCGTTACTACTGGGTCTATACTTACCAGCATTGGGTAAATCTATGGAATGCCACGATGTTAGACCCAGCTCAGTTTGCCTCAGCACCGGGAGCAGTATCAACTTGTGCTTACCAAGATACTTATAACGCCTTGTATTCTGCTTACATCACGGCTGGTGGCGTAGCTGGGTCTTTCCCCTATGCGACATTTGGGGCATTTTGTAATACTGTGTATCCTCCGGTTATGAAATTTATGGCTGATACATCCAAATTTGAAATTTATTTGGATAGTGCTGGATTCGGTCAGCGTCTAACGGCATTCACGCCAGTGCCTTATTCGGCGGGTCCGCCCGTTGTTGTTGGCTTACCAGAGCACCTTCAGATGCGTCTGTTTTTCAATGCCAATATGTTTGGTCTGTATGCTAACTACGACAATGAGTATTACAACACGCCTACCATTGCTGGGCTTGGAGCAGTGCCAGACGGCTATGTGAATGAGATTCTGGCAACAAACAAGGCATTCCAGAACATAGAAGACTTCCGGCTTTCACCCTACACTGGCGTTGCCCCTCTTGGTTACACTCCAGTCGCCTTGGATGGCACGGCAATTACACCCAATATGATTAATAGGGTATTTATTCTGGCTCAGCAAGATTACAGCTCTACGGATTCGCTATGGTCTCCAGTGTCTTCAATTGTTTTTACAAGCACACTGCTACCAGTCAAATCAGAAGCTACGGGTGCTCCAGTTGTGCTTGGTGCTGGTAACTTGGGCTTTAGTCAAGCTACGGTTCAGTCAGCTTTCCAGCCTATCATTACGGACATCTCACTGGATACAAGCTCTGGCAATGCCGACGCTTATCGCAAGTTTATCTACTACGCTCCTTCTGCTGAATACCGTCTCTCCGACTTCTCCAGTTCAAAGCAAGACATCCGAAACATTGACATTCAAGTCTTCTGGAAGAATCGGCTGGATAACCAGTTGTATCCCATCAATATGTTTAACTTATCCAGCGTTTCCATCAAGGTAATGTTTAAACACAAGGATGCCAAATAAAATGGATTTGATTCAAATATCTCAAAAATTCCTTTTCTAAAGGAAATTTTGGAATATCTCCGCCACTTTTTTTCGGTGTATTAATTATAATAGAAGATGAGTGCGGACATTGAGAAGTTAGCCGTATTTGATTCACGCATCGTCCAGAGTCGCCCGAAGTATGCTGTGGAGAAGGGTGCGTTATCTCTGACTAATGCCCCTTTCAATGCCATCGCCGCCACCCAGTCCCAGCACACCTACAATATCTATGTTCCTTCTGAGAATGTGTATGTTGATAGGGCAGTAGAATGGAGCTCTACGGTGTATATGTCAATGAGTGCCAGTTTTAACTTTGTGCCTCCAGAGACCCGTCCCATCGCCCAGTGGGGTCGTGATTGTGCCCTTTGTGCTTTCCCTCTGAATTCCCTCTGCTCCACCCTTACGGCAACCATCAACGACACCACAAGCGTGATTAACTCCCAAGATGTTCTCAAGGAGGTTCTGAGTCTGACTGATTACAAGAAAAATCGTCTCCAGAGGACTTGCCCGACAATGTTGGATAAGTATGCCAGTTATAACGACTGTGCTGGTAATATCAATAACCCTCTTGCTGGTATTGAGAATCAGACTGACTTTTCTGAGACTCCCAACGGTGCTTTCTTCAATGTAATTTACACTGA